TACCATACAGTGATGATGATATAGAAATGTTTGCACACAATATTGCATTTAATATAATGATGTCAGAAGTTGGAGCAGATATTGATTTATCAGATATACAAGAGAAAGATGAATAACATTACATACAAGCTAGGTTAAATACCTCTAATATGGTATAATGTAAGGAGTTAACAACTAATTTAAAATAATATGGAACAAAATACAGCATTACAAACTCTAGTACAAGCAGTACAAGTAGCAACAAAACGAGGAGCATTTGAATTAGCAGAAACACCAGTTATTGCAGAAGCAGTTGCAGTATTCACAAAGAAAGAAGAAGAACCAGTAAAAGAAACAAAGAAAAAGAAATAACAATGATACTTTACCCACAATCAGAGTTTCCACTTTTAAAGGAATACTCAAAGCACTTTGACATTACACCAAGCACTATCTTTGCTTATGACCATAAGATATATAGTAACAACAGTTTACCAGAACATCTTATAGTCCACGAACAAACGCACCACAAGCAACAAGATAAGTATGGGTTAGATAACTGGGTAGAGAAATACTTAAACGACAATAAGTTTCGCCTGTTAATGGAAATAGAAGCATACCAAACACAACTTAAAAGCATAAAGGATAGAAACACTAGAGTAAAGGTAGCTATGGAGTCAGCAAAAAACCTTTCAAGCTCTCTTTATGGAAACATAATTGACTACAAAGAAGCACTCAAAGTTTTGTTAAAAACCTAACCGTGGTATAATACAAGAATGCACACTGACTACTTCATACATTACCTATTTTTAATACATTGTGCTAATGAACGCATTATAGGTAAAGAAGTAGACATCTTAGTTAGACAATTACAACGTAAAGACATTTTATAATATGAGCAAACCAGGACCGAAAACATTACTTACAAAAGAGCTTACTGCTAAAATAAGAAAACTAATACTAGATGGCATGAGCTATGTAAACATTCAAGAAACACTTGAGATTAACGCTAGTACATGGGATAATTGGTATTATGACAACTACGAGGATTTCAGAAAGTTCGTTAATGACATAGTACATGAGCGCAGAGTAAAGAAAGCAGGCTATGTAATAGAAGCTACTATGTCTAGTGAAGATGAACGACTAGCACTAGACGCTTCTAAGTTCACAGCAGAAACTCTTGGTAAAGCAGACTACTCAAAGAAAACAGAAACAGACATTACTTCAGGAGGGAAAGCTATTACTTGGAACGAACAAAAAACATACTTAGATAATGAAACTTTCAATAAAACAGACACAAGCTCTTGATTTCTTAGAAGATAAGAACACAAGGGAAGTAATATATGGTGGTGGTGCTGGAGGTGGTAAATCTTTTCTCGGTTGCTACTGGGTATTAAAGAACTGCTACAAGTATCCAGGTACTCGTTGGCTTATTGGTCGCTCTAAAGGTAAGACACTAAAAGAAACTACACTCAAGTCACTCTTTGAGGTAATGAAAGAGCAAGGACTCAAAGCTGACTTAGATTTTGCATACAACCAACAAGCAGGAGTTATCACATATTCTAACGGTAGTGAGATAATGCTTAAAGATTTATTCCTATATCCATCTGACCCTGACTTTGATGAACTTGGTTCTCTTGAGATTTCAGGTGCATTTATTGATGAGTGTAACCAGATAGTAGAAAAAGCATGGAACATTGTTAAATCTCGTATTCGTTACAAGCTAGATGAGTTTGATATACTTCCAAAAATACTTGGTACATGTAACCCTTCTCGTGGTTATGTTTACTACAACTTTTATAAACCTTTTAGAGATGGAGAGCTATCACATAAGAAAGCATTTATTGAGTCACTTGTAGATGACAACCCTTTTATCTCACGCTTTTACAAGGAAAACTTAGAAACACTTGATACAAAGAGTAAGCAACGACTTCTTTTAGGTAACTGGGAATATTTAGATACAGAAAACGCACTATTCAACTACAACAGCTTAACTGACGTATTTACTAACTCAATAGAAAAGAACAATGAGAAGTATTTAATAGTTGATGTTGGTGGTAGTGAGGATGGTGGTGATGCTACAGTTTTTTCTTATTGGGAAGACTTAGAAGAAGTATGGCGTGACAGGTTTGTCGGACTTACAACAGAGCATATAGTAAACAAGATACGAGAGTTCGCACTTAAACATCAGATACCTTACTCACATATTGCAGTAGATGCTATTGGAATTGGTGAAGGTGTTTCAACCTCAAGCCTACTCAATGGTATTATTCCATTCAAATCTTCTTACGGTGCTATAAAAACAGAGCAGTCGATTGTAACGCTCCCTAATGTTCATTACAGGAATGACGCACCATTTGTCACAGACTTTGCTAACTTACGCTCACAGTGCTTATTTACGCTCTCAGGGCTTGTTAAGAACCATAAGATAGCAAGTAAAGTTACAGGTTCAGCTAAAGAAGCTATCCTCGATGAATTACCTATGTATCAAGACATTACAAAAGACGGAGCTAAACGAATGGCAACAGGTAAAGATGACGTAAAACAATTACTTGGACATTCACCAGATGACTCTGATACTTGGATTATGAGAATGTATTTTGTTATTTCAAGCAAACTACTACCTGAACAATCAGAAGAAAGAGCCAAAGTAATCAGTCAACAAATGGAACGATTTGAAAGAAACTACAAAAACTCTGCTAATTCAAGTAATAGATAGAGTAAGATATGGTATAATACTACTATAAATAATTAACATTCAACATTATGTCAGAAGGAGCATTATATTTAAACGGAACAACATCACAGCAAGTATCAGCAATACCAGGTAAAGTCTACGGTATTCTAGTAAACTCACACTCAAGTGGGACTATTAAACTATGGGACTCACTAACAGCAACAGGAGATGTAATTATGAATACTTACACACTATCATCAGGCTCACAGGTTATTCTATTTCCTGAACCTATTGTATTTAATACAGGACTATTCATCACTAAAGGAGGAACGATTGACTACACAGTAATTTCTAACTAACTATGATAGAGAAATCAGTATCAGAAATTGTACTCAAGCTAGAGCAAGACTATATTTCAGGTGTTGGTACTTTGATGTCGGAACATGTACGATATGACCTGTACACAGATATAAATACTATCTATGCTTACCTAAACTCAAAGCACATTACAGGAGATAAGGACAGCCTAGGGCGAGATAAGCCTTTTGCTAACATTGTACTTGCAGCACGAAACATTTGGTTTAGAGCTACAGACATTGACCGTAAAGATATAAACCTAACAGCAACTAAAGCAGAAGACATTGTTGCTGTCTTCCTACTTAATGTATTTCTACAAAACTGGATGAAGAAGAAAAAGTTTGGTAAGTTCTTAAACCTTTGGGGAATAGAGCTTGCAGGGTTCAACTCAGCAGTAGTAAAGATAATTGAAAAGGATGACGAATTAGATATTGCAGTTACACCGTGGTCACGACTTATTGTTGACCAAGTTAACTTTGCAGACAATCCTAAGATTGAAATACTAGAGCTTACAGAAGCTCAAATGTTTGACCGATATGACAAAGAAAAGGTAGAAGCTCTTATTGATGCAGAAACTACACGTCAACTACTTGATAAACGTCAAAAGGATAATAAAAGCGATTACTACAAACTCTATGAAATACATGGAGTATTTCAACTTAGCAAACTTACTAAAAAAGAAAGTGATGCAGAAACATTCGTACAACAAATGCACGTTCTATCTTTTGTTTCTAATGGAAAAGGCAGGTCTAAGAAAGATGTTGAATACTCTCTATACTCAGGGCGTGAAGAATACGACCCCTACATGCTTACATCATTACTTCCAAGCACAGACGGTTCTATCTCACTAGATGGTTCAGTTAAGAATCTATTTGAGGCACAATGGATGATGAACCACTCAGTTAAAAGTATTAAAGACCAGTTGGACTTAGCTTCAAAGCTTATCTTCCAAACATCAGATGGAAACTTTATAGGACAAAATGCTCTATTTGCTATTGAATCAGGTGATATTCTTATCCACCAACAAAACCAACCACTAACTCAACTAAACAACAACTCACACGATATAACATCACTACAAAACTTTGGACAACAATGGAAAGCACTCGGAAGTGAAATAGTAGGTGTTAGTGAAGCTATGCTTGGTGCACAACCTAAATCTGGTACAGCATGGCGACAAACAGAAGCTCTACTACAAGAAAACTATTCTCTATTTGAGATAATGACTGAAACTAAAGGACTATACCTAGAAGACATGTTGCGAGATAGGATTATTCCATTCTTAATCAAGAAAGGTAGTAACTCAAACCAAGTATCAGCAACACTAAACTCATTTGATATTAAGAAAATTGATAACAAGTACCTACCATTTGAAGCACGAAAACGAATGGCAAAGAAAGTTATTGATGAAATTATAGAAACAGGTGAAATACCTCAAGACTTACAGGAACGAGAAGATGCAGAACGTGAAGGAGTACAAGAAGAACTTACAGACATGGGTACAAAGCGTTTCTTTACACCAGATGAAGTAGGTGAACTTACATGGAAAGAATTATTCAAAGGACTTGAATTTGAAAGCGACATAGATATTACAGGAGAAGGAAAAGACGTTCAAGCTATGTACGCAACACTGAACACAGCTCTACAAGTAGTAAACAATCCAGGCTTTGAACAGAATCCACGAGCTAAGTTAATTGTAGACAAGATACTGACAGCATCAGGACACATTTCACCGCTAGAACTTTCGGCTATTCCAGAACAAGCACCTCAACCTCAACCTCAAACTTTATCAGCTCCTAATGGTGGGCAGGTCGATGCAGGACTTGAGGCGTTACAAAGTAATCAACAATAATAAACATGTCAGAACTAATGTATAACGATAAGGAAATTGAACTGTTGAAAGCAACTTTCGCAGAAAACGACTTCCTTCTACTAGCTATCCGAAAACTATTCTTTGGTGGCGAACTAACAGACGAACAAAAAAAGGTAATAGTAGCAACATTCAAAAGTAAAGAAGTACGAGGAGTATTCCAACGTAAAGTATACGGACTTAATAACCTAGATACTCCAGTTGGACAGCTATCTGACTTCTGGCTAGGAGCTGAAAAGCAAATCTTTGGTGCATCTAAAGATACTATTAAGCAAGCACTTCATTCTAAGGCACGAGTATTAGCTATGTTTGAACAAGCGTTTGAACTACTTACTAACCCTGATGGAGAAAAAATCAAGATTGACTATTCTATTGAAGAAGATGATGAGCTAGGTATCGGACTTATTGCACGAAATATGTACATGCAAGCTATCGAAACATCAATACTTACAATCAAAACTATTGCAGGGCAAAAGAGTGAATCAGTAAAAGATACTGTGGCACGATTGCAACAAGACAGCACGAAATAATTTATCAATATGGTATAATATATACTATAAGACACAAAAGTCTCTAAAATGAATAACCTAGACAAAACTATGGCAACAAATGAACATAATGAGGACATCACTCTTGAAAATGATGCAGAGACAACTGAAAACACTGAACAAGAACAGGAAGAAAATCTTGATGGGCATGACGAAGTGGAAGAATTGCGAAAGCAAAACAAAACTTTAGAAGCTCAAAAAGACCACTGGAGAAAGAAAGCTCAAACAAAGAATGACGAACCTGAAGACAGTACATCTAAAGGTAATCTATCTGATAGTGACATGCTTACTATTATGCGAGCAGATGTACACACTGACGATTTAGCTGAAGTAAAGGAATTTGCTAAGTTCAAAGGAATCAGTGTTGCAGAAGCTTTGAATAATCCAGTGATTAAAACTACTCTTTCTTTAAATGATGAGTTTCGCAAAACTGCAAAAACTTCAAATACAGCCAACGCTCGCAAAGGAGCTCAAAAGGTATCAGGTGATACACTTAAAGCTAACCTAAGCAAAGGTGAAGTACCTAGCACACCAGAAGAATCAGAAGCATTGTACTGGGCGAGACGAGGAGGTAAGAGAGGGTAGATTGGTGGGGATTACTAATCCCTAATAATTTACTAAAATGAACACACAATCAACATACGGAGATAGAGATAAATATTTCCAATCACAATACGCTCTAGTATTGCGAAACGCTCTAGTTGCAGAAAAAATCTGTGACGTAGACAGCTCAGATTCAAAACGAATCCAAAACCCTTACGGTTCACAACCTACAGCTACAGTTCAAGCAGTCGCAGGAACTTACTCAGTATCAGCGTGGACAGTAACAGACGATGCTTTGACAGTTACTGATGAAGTTATTTACTCAGAGCATGTATTTGCACACGAGGAATTTTTCGCAGTATTTGACATCTCAGCATCTCGAATCGACAACATGATGTACGGAGTAGCATTTGGTGTAGACAAGTTTGTTGTCAACAGCCTATGTGAAGATGGTACAGGTGCATACACTACTCCAACAGGAGGGTTTACATCTGCAGCAAACATCATTCCAATCATGGCTAACCTACAATCTAAGGTTGCAGGTTACCAAGATGCTTACAAAGGAACTTTCCTTGTAATCGAAAATACAGATATGGTAGGATTTGCAGCAGCAGGAGCAACTAACGGTTTCTCAATGGCTGACTCAACTCTAAACAACGGATTTATGAACAACTGGATGGGAACTGATATTTATATCGTACGTTCAGGACTATTCGTAGATGCAACAATCGGTACTAAGACAGTAACAAATGCTGGACACCGAGTATTCGGAGTTAACAAAGTTGCAACATACGCATCACCACGAGGTATGCAGTATGAAGAAAAAGCAGTTACACTAAAGACAGGTAAAGAAATCGTAGTGTTCTCTCTTGTAGGGTTCAAACTATGGGCTCAAAAAGCTTCTCTAGTTGTAGACATCACACTTGCTTAGTTAGTAATCCCACTCTAGTGGGGTTGCTAGGGGGTTGAACCCCCACCAACAGCCTCCTAATAACCTCATTAGAAAATAATTACATAAACTATGTCAAAAGAAATCAAAGAAGTAAAAGAAGTAAAAGAAGTAAAAGAAGTAGAAGAAATCAAAGAAGTAAAAGAAGTAGAAGAAATCAAAGAAGTAAAAAGTGGAATTAAAGTTAACGATATTGAAGCAGTACGACCAAAGGAATTACCTTTAGTTGTAGAGCTTCCAAAAGATGCGAGCCTAGCTCAAGTAGCATATGCTAAATCTTTAAACTCATACGCTTACCAAAATCGTGAGAAATGGTTACTAAAGAAAGATGCACTTATTGCAAAGCTTGAAAGCTTAAAGAACGCTCCAGACCCTATTGAGGGTAATCTAAAAGTTAACAATAGTTTCGTTTAATTAGAAGTTAACGAATACAAATTATGGCACAACCAAACGGATTTAATCCATCATTCCCAGGAACAGTAGACGCTCTTGGAGGATTCACAGTAAACGGAGAAGTAGTTATCAGTGGGGCAATTGCAGACCAAGTTAACACTGTACGAACATTAGGTTCAGCTACAGGAGACCCAGTACAACTTATTGCACAGGGTACAGATGGAAACATCAACGTAGAAATTACACCAAAAGGCTCAGGTTACACAGTTCTTAGGAACGGAGCAGCCAGCCATGTTGGAACAGTAGTTGCACAAATGTTTGCTGACCCAGGAGACACAAGAGCAGATGCAGGAGCAATATCTATTGCGTCTTACTACACAAAAATTACAACAACAGGAGCAGTAGCAGTTACGTTACCTGACGGAGCAGTTCTTGGTCAATTGAAAGAAATTCACATGACTGTTGACGGAGGGAATGCAACACTTACAGCAGACCTTGATGGAGATACTACTATTACTTTTGCAGATGCAGGAGATAGAGCTCTTCTCATGTGGGGTCAAGGAACTTGGATTCCAGTACGACTCGACAACACAGCAGACGGAGTATCAGCACCAGTACTATCATAGTCTTAATTTACTCATTCAGCTCCTTTACAGGGGTTGGACTGATTAAGTTAATCAATCAATCATTATGGCAATACCATTTAGCGACAGCACAAACAATTCAGGAATAGTAGAACAAACACGAGATATTATGCGTGTAGACTCTAATCAATGGAGTACACAAAAAATCACCAACTCTTGTAATAACTGGCTTGATAAGTTAACTGGTTATGCTATTGGTGCAGACAGAATGTTTCAATGGGATGACACAAATCACACTAAAATGCCTATTGGAACGACTGAACTTACAGCAGGACAGTCTGATTACTCTTTCCTACAAGACGAACAAGGAAATGCAATCGTTACTCTTACTCGGATTGATGTTAAAGACTCAAGTGGTAACTGGACTAAACTTAAAACTATTGATGAGTCAGGAATTGACGTAGCTCTTGATGAATATGAAAAAACTGATGGTATTCCTAAGTATTACGACAAAGTAGCAGATAATGTGATTCGATTGTACCCAGCATCAGCTTCAACAGTTGCAGCAGGTATCAAGTTCTATTTCCAACGTACTGGTTCTTACTTTGTGGCTACAGATACTACAAAAGAGCCTGGAGTATCACCATTACTACATCGTGGATTTATTATTGCATCAGCATATGACGGAGCTATGACTCTTGGACTTGATAACTTTAATGTACTAGCAGTTGAACAGCAAAAAGAGGAAAGTAAGATGATTGATTACTTTGCAGACCGAAATGAAGACGTTATTAAAAGAATGATACCTAAAGTAGAGTCAAATAGATAATATGAGCATTACCAATGTATCAAAACCGACCACAAGCATCATTAACACGACTAAGGCAAGGCGTGGTGAAACTTGGGGTAGTATTACGACTACATGGGGTACTGAAACACAGACATGGGAACAAACAGGTACATTCTTTACTAATGTTGTTAAAGGTTTCGGCTTCTTATGGTCAGACTTTACACTTACATGGGATGATTACACACTACAATGGTCAGAATATGGAGGAAGTGAGATATTAAACGTAACAAAACCGTAATATGGCAACTATAACTACAATAGCATCAACAGACCAACCATCAGCATCAAGAACTGTTATAAATAATAACTTTACTAATCTTAATGATGATAAAATAGAAACAACTGTATTAGATACAGATGTTACTTTGGCAGCAGATAGTGACTCAAAAGTAGCAACTCAAAAAGCTACTAAGGCTTATGTAGATACTGCTGTTTCAGGTATAGGACTTCCTACTTGCTTAACTGTTATTCCAATGCCTGCTGTACCTTCAAATGATGACCCTATGACTCAAATAATAGCTCTATCAGGAAATACTACAGCACATATTGGCCAGGTAGTTATACCTTTTGCAATAACAGCTAATAATATTACAATCAGAACATCAACGATATCAGTCGCAGGTACTTGTATATTGAGTTTATTTTCAGAAGATGGACAAACAAGATTGTTTTCAGTAACAACAGGAAATATTACAACAGGTTCAACACTTTATACAACAGCGTTAAGTGCAGTAGAAATTCCAGCAGGAATATATTATTTAAGCGTACAACCTGTTTCAACAACTAATATAAGTTCATATGCTTGGCATAATTATCTTACACCATTTTCAACAACAGAAGGTCTACAATCAGACATTGTAGGAAAACCAGTTATGCAAGGAACTGTTACAGTTACCGCAGATACAGCACCAACAACACTTACACCAGCATCAATATCAGAAAGTGCAACACGAGAAACATTAGTAATAAGATTAGACAACTAATATGGCATCAATAACACCAATAGAGGATACAGACTTAATCAGCGATAGTAACGAGGTTATTAACACTAACTTTACTAATCTTAATGATGACAAGATTGAAACATCTACTTTAGATACTGATGTAACTCTAGCAGCCGACTCAGACGCCAAAATTGCCACTCAGAGGGCTGTTAAGAGCTATGTGGACACAACATCCAACAACAAGCCAACTCTTACAGAGGCGACCAGTACAGCACCTACAATTAACACAGATACTTATGGGCGATATGTACTTACAACTCAAGTTCAAGACATCACATCATTCACTACAAACCTTACTGGAACACCAAGTGACGGTGATACTTTAGATATACGAATTACAAACGGAATAACTGCTACAAGCTTTGTTGCTTCATCAGAATATGGAGATGCTTCATCAGACTCAGCAGTAATTGCTAAACCATCAGGAACAGTAGACGATGACATTATGTTTATGGTTATTGAAAGTGGAACAGCATATACAAATGCGTTACCAGATGGTTGGACTTCGCTTGCTCAAACAAACTCAACAGACTTTTACGAATTAGCATATAAGGTAGCTTCAACAGAAGGTTCTAACTATACTGTTGGTTTTGCAGCAGCACAGCCTGTTAAAGTTACTATTGTTACTTACACAGGAGGTTTTAACGTAACTGACCCAATTGATACTTTTTCAAACACAGCTTATGTTGTAAGTAATACAAGTAATACAGCAGTATCTATGGATGTTACTCATGCAAACTCAGTATTGCTATTTTTTGGAGCAGTACAAGGAACATCAGCAGTAACACAAACAAAACCTATATTACCAACAACAGACTGGACTGAGGATTATGACGGTGGAGATA